GATAGAAACATGGATGATACCTCAACTAAAGAAGGGAGAGGCAAATCTTCTATGGCTCAGTATAATAAAAAAGGAGCCCCTAACTACAAAAACCCACAAGATTATAAAGTATTTAACATGGGTAATAAGCCAGAAGCAGATGAGTTTAGTGGAGCGCCAATGTTAAAAGGAAATCAACATAAGATAGATAAAAATAAAGATGGTAAAATATCTAAAGCTGATTTTGACATGATGAACAAGAAAGGTGCACCAAAATACAAATCTGACGC